TCAATCTTTCGGTAATCTCTCATTATTTCTTCAAAGTCGTTGGTAAGCATGTACATTCGGTAAAGCTCATCCGGATCTTCTACTTCTTTTATACCCTTCTGATAAGCATTGTAATCTTGCTCGGCTTCAGTTCCTAATTCATAAGTAGCGGCTACTCTTCTGCCGTAAGTGAAAAAGTAATCTCTGATAACAGATGATGTTAAATCAGTAGCTGATGGCTTACCAGTTAAGAATCCTGATGCTCTACCAAAGTAACCAGTAAGCAAATGATCTATTTTAATTGGTGATAACTTTAGTTTATCGCCTAACCACTTGGCAAACTTTGATGTATTCTCGTTAAACCTAAATTCAGCTGGTAATCTTTCTAGGGCCATTCCTTCAAGTGATCTAACTTTGGGATAACTCTTAACTCCAAAGGCTGTTTCAATTCCCGGTTTAAATACTTGTGGTAGCCATGCTAAAAAGGCTTTAGTTGGTTCTAAGGGATTAAACTGATCCGGTAGGATAGCTGTGGCCGCTGCTAAGTATTCTTTGGGTTTATAAGACGTACCCATTAATGTATCAGCAATTATCATATTCAGGACCGCTCCAAAAGCGGAAAAGGTTTGGCTCATCTTAATTCTAAATAGTTTCTTACCACCCGGCATTGGTAGATGTAAGAAATTAGTTAAATCCTCTGCCTCTAAATCTCGGTATTGTTCTTTTTGCTCATCATCAGCATCCAGCATGGCTAGCATTGAGGCAAGGTAAGCTGCTGTAATCACCGTAACCATTCCTAAAGTTCTCTTCCGACCACTTTCAGTATTGTAAGTTCTAATTGATTGATCTAGGACCTGTAGTGTAGCGTTAAAGAATGGTAAACCTCTAATGAATGTTTTACCGCCTCTACCACCCCACTTACCGACATGATGGAAAGGTGCAGTTACCCTTCCAGCATCTTCCAAGGCAACAATGGCTGGTTTACCGGCTTTCCTCGCTGCAATATATTCAGCGGCTCTGGATACCAACTCACTATACTTTGATGGTGTAGCCGCAATATCTACTCCTTTATCTAGTAACTCAATCGCTTTTTCTATTCCTTTCTTCTCGCCATTAATTCTATTAAATAAAGCATCTGGTGATAGTTTCTGCCATCCGGTGAATGTCTGTCTCTCTCCGCCCATGACTAAATATTCCTGTAGATATTCAGCATCCTTTCCGCCTTTTTTAGTTACTACTAATTTAAGTTTTGATAGTGAAGAGTAAAACGCTTTATATTTATTATTGCTATTCACTTGAGCTGTAATTTGATCCACTACAAAGTTAGTCGCTGCAAATTGTGGATATAACCCGGTAGTACCAGCGGTAAACATTCTGGATAGACCTAAATAAAGTTTCTCAAATACTTCTACATTTTTATAAGTAAGGACATCATCAACAATAGACTTCACTTGTTTATCCACTAGGATAGGTACTCTTTTACCATTCTCATCTCTGGCCATAATTATATTCGGATCTCTTTCTTGTGGGTAAAGTATTGCTCCGGTATTCTTATCCTTGGCTACTTTTAATTGAAGTTTCTGGAATGTAGTCGGTAGAGCAGCTGATACACCAATAGCACCAATCTTGTTGTAAACCACCTGTTTTAATACTTTTCTCATTACTTCTGAATGACTAGCCATACCGTTATAAAGCGGATTAATGATAGTCCTTTCAGATCCTTTGCGACCAATAAGTGAAGATACTTTTGTTTTACCAACTGTTATCGGACCAATAGCTCCATCAAAGTCTCCCACGATCTCGTCATAAAACTCCCTCTTAAATGATGCGTACCCTTGCTGGCTTGATAATTTCTCATATTGGCTGGCACTCACCAGTCCTACTTCTCTCATCATTTCTAGGTCCTCTCTTACAAGCATGTCATATAGTTTTTCTTCTTGAGCAAACCTTTCTTTATTCTCACTATAAGCAGTATCTATTTCGTCTCTACTAAATCCATCATTCTTTAAAATCTTACTTAATTTTACATAAGCATCTTTGGCTTGCAAAAATTCATCAACAAAAGTCTGGCCATCATCATTGACTACATCATAAGGATTCTCGCCTTTTTCTTTCATTTCATTAAGCTGTTCTGTTAGTTGATCTAGTCTTTCTTTGGCTGTATCTAATTCTAAATAAGCAAAATGTTCTCTTCTGGCAACTAGGTAATATCCAAAATCATGGCTATTCTTTCTTTTGACGGTTAAATCCACTAAAGTTTTCCAATTCTCTTTACTGGTTTTTTTAATATCACCATCTTTAAGTCGGTAGTAACCTCTATTGGTAGCAATATTGTTATTAATGATTCCGGAAACAGCGTTGTAAGCTCTTACCCAAATAGATGGATCATCAACCGTACCTACTTTACCAACCTTTTTAGCCAACACCTCTATCGGATAAATAGCATCTACTAATTGTGTTCTCACCTGATCCCAGAAACTCAAAAAACTTTTCTTATCTACATTAGCTTTTTCATTGGCTACCTTTGAGCCTATCTTATCTAGTGAAGATAAACCTTGGTATTCTACAATAATTTCATTCAAGTCGGTAAGAATATCACTCATAATCGGTTGATAGTATTTACCACCCGGTTTTAAAAACTGTTGGACCAATTTAGGATACTCACTAGTAATTCTATTCGGAGCTTCACTATATTTCTGTAATAAAGTAGCAAACCCTTCAAGTGTTCTCATTCTCAATGAATGAGTTTTCTTACCACCCGGATAATATTGCATGTAAAGATTGGTAATTTCTTTTCTTAACCCTGATGTTTCAGTTGAATAAATAGGTCTACCATTCTTACTAAAGCCTTTTATTTCCATTAACTTATCGGAGATATGGTATTGGAAATCTAAAAAGTGAGTAATTTCATGGGTAGCAACTGACAGATTATTAATAGCATTCACCCTGATGTTCTTAGTATCACCGTAATAAACACCCAATGCTTTTCTAGGTGTATATCTTTCACCTATAGTCTCGGCATATTTTCTAACCAACCCAATTACTTTTTCTCTCATCTTAAATTCTTTAGTACCCTTCTTTGGTACATCACGTTTCTCAAAGTTATCAATCACTTCTGAACCAGTTGATGCGTACCCCGGACCAGCTGGTGCATTTGGAGTTAGTTTGTCGCTTATCTCAAAAACCTGTTCTTCTAGTTTATCTACTATCTGTTCTACTTCAGGATTGTTTCTGGCCACTTGGAAAAAAGCATAATCTCTCTTCCAGTTTCCAGTATCAATATCAGTTACTTTATACATCTGTCTTTTCATTTCTGCCCGGACCGCTTTTAATTGATTATTGTAAGTAGGATCATCTGCCTTCTGATTAAGGTCATGCATGAAGTTATCAATATCAGTAACTACTTCCTGTTGTGGTTTACTAGAATTGACGATATTGCTTACCATTGTTTGCAGTTCTTTCTTGTACTTCATAGATAGAGGTTTGGATTTTACTTTCTTCTTACTCACTTCTTTTAATTCCATTATCTTATTCAGTTTCCTTGCCTTCTCTAATTCCCTCTCGGCTTGTTTAACAGTTAAAACTTTAGTTTTCTTACCCTTTTTCTTTGCTGTCTTTATAGTGAAATTTACTTTATTCCAAACTTCTTCCCATGTACCCGGCAATGTTTTATCTCTAATTTCACCTTCATAATCATTAGCAATACCAACATTAGCTACAATAGTTTTTTGACCATTTGCTATAGCTTGAGCAAGTCTATGATTACCATCAACTAAAACAAACTGACCAAGTTCTTCTGCTTGTTTTGGATCAAAATTGTAAGCAATTTCTACTGGTTTTGTTATTTTTCTTCCAGCATCTAATTTTACTGAATAAGCATTGGTAGGTTCTGCACCTGTTATCTTTGAAATTGGTACTTCCATTTTTAACACATCATAATCTCCCCAAGTTGATTTGCTAAGTTTATTTTTTAATTCTTCTAGTGTTAAATATTTCTTTACTTCATTCATTAAATCTCCTCCTGTCTTTATAGGTTCAACTTTCTTTTCCTCAAATTTCCTCATACTTGTTTCAATCTTTGGTGCTTTACCTTTGATTCTCATCTCTACTTCCGGAGTTATCTTAATTGATTGTTGGCCTTCAGATTTTTTTGGAGATATATCAAAAGATTCTTTGCCAATTAAATCATTTAAGGTTGATTCATTTGCTAATTCTATAAAACTTTTATAACTAACTTTATTGTCTGTCTTTTCAAGGTACTTATTTATTTTACTTGCAGAGATTGCCTTAAACTTACCATCAGCCATTACATCAGTAATAATATAGTTGTTTTCTCCTTTAGCTAATATTTCTACTCCTACTTTAAGTGTTTCTGGTGTTAGAGGTCCTACAACTGCATTATCTTCATTTAATAAATCAAATCTAGGCGATTCACTACTTATAGGTAAACCCATATCAATTACTTCCACTTTCTTACCGGTTAAATCTTCTACAATGTTCTTTACCTGTTTGTCATATAAAGTATTAGCCCATTCTCCACCAAACTTTAACCCTTCGCCTGATAATCTTCCTTGACCATCAGCCATTATCTTATCAGCCAATCCTTTACCTATAATTTCGTCTAACTTTTTACCCTTCCATTCACTGACTGAACTACTTTGGACCACTCCACTTTCATCAATAGACACCGTTATGTTACTACCACCAGTCTTTGGTGTTATAAAAATTCTTTTATCTGGTAAATTTTCACCCTCTGATATATCAGATTTTTCCCAATTAATGTTTTCTATTTGTGTTGATAGGTTATATCTAGCAGTTGTTTGCTCTCCGTTGATCCAAGCAAAGTATTTAGCCTTAACTTTAATAGCTTCCTGTAAAGCTCTTTTAAGAGTTATTTCCTGCCAATTTTTAAGTAGGGGATTAAATGGTACTCCGGGTTTATAATCTCCCATTAATCTTTCTTCTCCTATTGCCTTACCTACTGCTACATCTACAGTACCACCATAGGCTAACCCTTCCCCTAATTTGTTTTCAACTCTGTTTCCATCGGCATCTAGTACATAATTAGTATCACCAGTTTCTACACTCCATCCTTCTGGTAATAAACTCTTAACATCTTTTGGTTTCTGCCAAGTCTCAAATCCCTTATCTCTTCCTTCTCTGGCCCAATCACTCTGTAACTCTTCCATAAAGAGGACCTTGTCTTTCTCGTACTCTCTTTCATTGATCCGAAGATGAGATATTACATTTGGCTCTTCCCAATGAGATGATTTAAATTCATCACCTTCTGTATCTTTTGCTTTAATTAATATTTCTCTATAGTTCTCTCCACCGGGTAGAGTATATTGATAGTATTTTGTCGGTGTTGCCTCTTTAACATTTTCTATTAAACTTTGAATTTCTGGTGGTAGATCTTCATACTCATATTCTTTCCCATCTTTAGTTATGGTTATATCATCATCCATATCCTGTTCAATTTCATATCCTAGCTTTTTTAACTCCTCATTAGTTCCTTCAGTACCTCTTATAGTTTCCTCTACTGTTTCTAGTTCCGGTGCAAATGGTTTACCTTCAGCTACTTTAGATTGACCTTTAATATTCTGAAATTGATTTTTACTTACAATGTAAGTCTCTCCATCTTGGAGTAATATCTTGTTACCTGTCAATTCATAGGGAGTTAGTTTCTCACCCTCTTCAATCTCTATCTTATTCCCGGATATATCTTTAGCGGTAACATCTCTTTTAAGCTGGATGTTTGGGTAAGTTTTCATAATATCATCAGCTGTCATTCCCTTAGTACCCCGAAGTACCTCTTTTTCTTCTTCTAAAGTATATGGTGCATAAATAAACTCATCCTTCTTACCTTCACTAAATACCAGATCCTTTATCTTAGCGGTTGTCTCATATAATTCAGCTCCAACTCTTTGGTTTAAATAATTAGTCGCATTTAATTTACTTACAGTTACATGATCACCAATATCAATCTCTTTACTGCCTACTCTATAAACCGTTACTTCTGTTTCCGATGTAATTCCTGTCTTATTATATTTCTGATTATATAACTGAAATTGTTTTAGTAATTTATCATTAGCAATTCTTTGGTCCTCTCTTAGTCCGGCTAAAGTATCTTTAACAACCTGCTCTGTATTTTTTTCACTCAATTTTCTATTAAGATCCTGAATCGGTGTTTGTTCCTGTTTTCCCACCTCTTCTGATACCACCCCTTCCTTTTTCGTTGTTTCTAGGGCCTCTGGTGAAGTCATTATTTCTTCTTCCCCTACTTTAGGCTGTTTTTCAGGTTCTTTTTCTTCTATTACGGCTGTTTTCGGTTCAACAACCTTTTCACCCAAACCAATACCAATAGGATTCCCCTCCGGAGTATTCACCACTATCTCACCACTCAATCCGGATGTATCAACTACTACTTCCCGGCCTTCACTCTTTGCCTTCTCCGACATTTCAATCAAAGCATCACCCGCTTCTGTATCAGAAAGATTACTTATTTCTACTGTTTCTTGTGTTGCATCCGGAGTTATCCGGATTATTCTACTAGCACCGGTTGTTACTGCTGCGATACCACCACCGGCAACACCACCTACCGCTGCTGTTACTAAAATCTGTCCTGAAGTAAAATAGTTTTTAGCACTATCTATTACTGCACCCCTTTCCTGATCACTTTTAGCTAACCGATAATCATTACCAAACTTTAATAAATCTTGAGCTACTTCAGTACCACCCTCTACTACAAAGGCTTCTTTAACAATTTTAATCAATGCTTTGGCTGGTACTTTAAATAACTTCTCCATCATTCCACCCAATATCCGATCACCAATTACATCAATAGCTACATTAGTAGGGGTAGCGTAACCCTTTTCTTCTATCTCACTACCAGCTGAAACTGCTGCCCAATAAGAAGTAGATAATGGTTTACCTACAATAGGCACAAATGCAAGAGCAACACCTAAAGCTGTTTGTGGACCTGTATCTAATAATCCGGTTAAAAACTGTTCTGGTAAAGTATCATCTTTTTCTTGTTGGCTTTTTCTCATTACTTCATAAGCCTGCTTAAATGTTACTTCCGGATCAGCTGCTTTAATTGTCGCCACAATTCCTGTACCGGATGTTCTTTTAGCTATTTCAGTTAAAATAGGCTTACTTCTTTCATTTATAGTTTTAAGTTTTTGGATACTTGCTAGTGTAAATTCATCTGTTTTAACTTGAGCTTCCGGTGTAAGTTGTGCCGATACAGTTTTCTCTCTGGTTATAAAATCATCAATGATATTATTCTGAGCTACTTGTAGAGGCTGGGCTGTCTCCGGTGTTGTTGTCGGTACTTCCAATGGTTTTAATTGTTGTAGTCTCTCGTCTTTTTTTTTACCTGATAGCTCACCAAAGAAATTACTAGCGGCTGTTTTTACTTTGTTGAAAAATGATGGTTTCTCTTGTTCTTTAGTTTTAAGTTCCTCTCTGGCTCTCTGACTAGGAGTTAAATTAGCTTGTTGTCGTTGAGATTGATAAGTATCATAAGACAAACTAGAACTGGTAGGCTGGACCGTACCTCTTTTTTTCTTCTCATCTAAATAATCTTGATATGATAATGGCATTGTTTTTACTCATTAGCTAATAACCATAGGGCGTAATCCGGATCTGTATCAATTCTTTTAATGTCCGCATCACTTAATCCCTCTCTAATGGCTATTTGTTTAGCATTGTTTATATCAGTTGCTGTAAGTTTAGTAGTTGAAGTATTTGAAGTAGCCGAAGTGATATTATATTTTTCATATATTCCCTGATCTATTCCAGCTTTAGATGGACCATAGGGGGATAATTCATTATATTCTGCATAAACTAGATTTGGAGAAAGATTATTATACTTTTTAAGTAATTGTTCTAAAGTCATTCTACTAGCTATGTCTTTATCTAAGGCTGATTTTTGAGCTGCTGTCATACCACTAGCTGCACCTGTACCAGTACTTTTAGGTGCAATACCAGTACTGATTAATCCAATACTTCCATCAGCATTCATAATCATGGCTTGACTATTATCGCTGCTGAATCCTAAAATCTTATCCTTGGCTGAAATCTGCATCTTAGAGATTGTGCCTACTGGCATACCTGATTGAATCTCTAGTTTCTGGATATTAAGTTTTTCATCCGGTGATAAATTACCATAACTCATATTCCCCGATAGTATGGCATTAGTTACAGTTGTTAAATTCGCTCTGGCATTATCAATGCTATTCTGTTTCATGGTTTCATTGATAGTGATAGCATCGGTGGCATACTTCCATGCTTCCTGTCTGAATCCTGATAGTAAGTTCTGGACCTGTACATTCTGGGCAAACTCATTCTCATAAGCATTTACCGCATCCTGATAATCCATACCAGCATAATTAATGTAAGTATTTATAGCGTTATATTTTGTGGTAAGTTCGTCTACTAATGTTGCTTTCCTAACATTGAGATAATCTAGTTTTGTTTGGGCCTGTCTTTGTTCTTCGGTAATTCTTCCCGCCATGACATTAAGAGCTACCGGTTTACCTTCTTCTGCCCCCGTAAGTTCTCTTAGATTGGCTAACAGGGTTCTCTCTTCTGTTTTAAGTGTATTTAATTCTGATTCAAGTTCAGTTACTCCTAAAGCTGTTTTCTGTTGATCTAATAAAGTGGTTCGGCTTAGTACTTCTGGTTTCGGTGTTGTTGGAGTAAGTTGTGATTTTAATTCATCTGCTGTCGGAATATTAAGTTCCGGTACAGTAATTTGTTGATAGGACTGATTCTGGTATGAATCAAGGTACGGAGACAACTGATCAGCTGATGTTGGAGCAGTTAAGCCTTTTGCTTTAGCATCTGCGGCAGCCTCTGTTTCACCCCAAGCTGTGTATGATTCTGTACCATATAATGAGATTGACTGATCTTTAGATAGTGCCATATATAATTATAACCTTTATGTAGCTATTTTGTCTTTAAATATAATAACTCTGAAACTAATAGTAAGAGAACCGGATGTATCAATAGTTAGTTCTGGGTAAGTATCAGTATCATCTCCAATATAAGCATCAGAAGCAGACCCATCTTCGGTAAAAATAAAACCCATAGCATTTCCGCTTGACCAACCAGCTCTGGTTGTTATCTCATTTACTTGATCTAAAACATCAGTACCAAAATTCCACCAACTACCAACCTTTGCCTGATTTCTTGCATCATAAGCACTTGTCTTAGCGTAATTCCAATCAAATCCTGTTCCAACATTATCTTCATCAATTCCATATATTTTATATTTTGTATCACTATTTGTCGGTCCAGAAAAAACATGTTTTATTTCCAAATTAGCCAAAGTAAAAGAACCATTTTTAGGAACTGGTACACTTGCTAACCTTATTGCTGATGATTTACCCGAACCACTTACATTACCAACTATTAATCCAGCGCTACCAGTCCACAATTCTTCTCTTATTCCGGCATTATCACCAGTAACAATAGTTCTATTAAAAGGAGTAGCATAGGTATAACCAACCGTAATACCGGTGGTAGTTGCATAAGCCCAAGGATAATAATCAAAATCTACACCATAGGGAATATCCGGTAACAATCTCTCTACTGATTCATCGGACCGTTTGTAATAAACTAAAAAAGCAGGTACATATCCTAAAGCATGAGAAACAGTAGCTGATTTCTCGGTATCACCAGCAGAAAAAGAAACAGATGTAGTTGAAGATGAATGGAGTTTAAACATAGAAAAGGTATTCATATCCACACTTAAATCCCTTAGATCAGTAGAATGAACTGATTTTCCCGGCTTAGCTATTTTTATTCCATAGGTCATAATCCATCATCTCCAAAAATAAAATAAAAATACTTTACTGTTTTAGTAGCACCGGTGGTGTTATAAATTTTAAATTTAAAATAAGTTGTATCTGAATATGTTTCAGCGGAGTTAGGACCAACATAGGCATAACCAGAAGGAAAGCCATCAGCTTTACTTGGTAAACAAACTCCACAATAATAATGACCGGTGGCCAATTCAGTAAATAACCAACACATAGGTGCAAAACCCAAATTATGAGTTATGGTAACTGTTGTTGAAGAACCAGCCCCAACACTCACACTAGATCCAACTGCCGGTTCATCATAAATCTTTATGGTTTCATACTCAGAATTAAAAATAAAATCATCCGGATTAGTACTAGTTACACTCTTTCCGGTCTTAGCTACTTTAATACCGTAAGTCATATTGCTTGGTGATAAAGAATATAATATCTAATATCAGATTCGGCTCTAACATAGGTAGAATCAACACTACTGCCTGTTGTTTGAATCTGTCCGACAATACCAGCTTTAGTAGAGGAAAACTTGACCATAGATAAAACAATCGGAACATAACCCAAACCATGAGCATAGGTCTGTCCATCAGTAAGAGTACCGGAATGTTTTACTTTCAATGTTTCCAAATCTTCCCTCATTACAAAATCATTCGGGTCTGTTGAATAAACACTCTTCCCCGGCTTAGCTATTCTGAAAACATTTGTCATTAAGTTGGATACAAACCAATAAGAATAATATCGTTTGTTCCATCATTAATAACAATACTTCCCGATAATTGCTGTTCTTCTCCCGCTTTAGAAAGGTAAGCACTTAAATTAAGAGTACTTGCCACCACATTTCCACTCATATCTACACTAAATGGCGCATCTTCAAAAGCATTAGCCCCTAACCAGATACCCGATTCATCCGCTTTAAATGCTTTAGCCCCACTACCAATCTTAAGAGAAGCCACATTATCTAATAAATCCTGACCATAAAAATCAGTCGTTGATTGTATTGCTTTATCCGGAATGTCATTAAATACGCTATCTGCCATTATTTTAGTAATACTGCCCCGCTTTCAATACTTGGACCGGTATTAGCCGAAGTAGTAAAAGTAGCTTTAACTGATAAAACAGAAGCCTCTACTCCTTCCTCAGATGAGATAGTATTTCTTTGACTATCTTTAACCGCTGTCATATTGACATATCCAGCGTAATTCTTATCGTAAGCTAGAGTAATATTACAACTAGTCGGTATTTGGTAATAATTTAAGACATAATTTTCCATAGTAGATAGTTCCTCTCGGTTAACATTCATGATTCTAGTTTCAAAGTAAGCCCCATCTAATTTGTTGTCATAATCTAATTTATCTACTCCGTAAACATAAGTGTCCGGATCACCATCTACTGTTCTCTTCCATGCCACATAAACATTAAATCCTGACACCGCTAGCCCCCCTATTTCAATCGCTGTCGTTACCAAGGCTGTTCCATCCCTCTCTGATATTGGATATGGGAAATCAAGGATAAAGGGGTATTTTCTATCGTGTCTAGCTAATCGGTAAACTCCTAAATCACAAGGGTTACCTGTGCCATTACTCATACCAAATAAGAGTTGACCGTTTAAGTTACCACTAGATGATGGATAAACATATCCATACTTAGTCGGGGTATATTCTCCGGGAATAGTTTTATAGAGTTCAGTTGTAGATCCGTCATAGGTATATAAATTACCAGCTAAACCAGCTTGAAGTAAAACGAAATTATCAGCCGGTATAAAAGCATTGATACCGGTTTCCGGAATAGTATCAGAAGTCGTGAAGGATACTGAGTAAGTGTTCCACCTGATTAGTTCTGTTTGAGTTATGGTATTAGCTACCCAAGTACCCACCAATAAATCTACTCCAATCTTACCTAAACTCTTTACTCTCAGCGGTGTTTTAATATCTAAAGCATTAGCGGTAAAGACACCAGCATCTACTTGTGCCACTAAATTACCATCACCGATATAAAGGACCAAGTTAAGTTCCAACATGGGATGGAATAAAGAATCTGTTTTAGTGAAGGTGGCCCAATTCAAAGCCGCATTACTGGTCCATTCAGCCGCAGTATCATTACCGGTAGCCGCAATTCTGTGTAGTCTTGATTCGGTAGCCCAATAAATATAGCCTTGATATTCAATCGCCCCCAAACAACCAACTCCACCAGCCGCCGCAGTAGTCGTGAATATCAATTCAAAAGCATTAGTACTTGGTGTTTGTTGCCAAATCTTTCCGGTAGTAGAAGAAAACCAATAAATCATTCCATTGGATGACACCACCCTTTCTTTACAAAATTCAGTTACAGTCGTACTAGATATTTTAGTTAGTTTTTGGCCTACTTTCAAAAGACCGGGGGTAGTGTGTGGATCTAAACCAGTTAGTTTATAGTAAGAATCAGCTACTCCGGACCATCTACTATCTGCTAAACCACCTCTATTAAAATTGTTTAAAAGTACTTTATTACTATTTGCCATAATTAATTATACCTTTTAATAAGGTTTACTTGTCCTTGTCCAAATACCAGTTGGCTTACTTGTTTTGGTATAAGTAGCAGTTGGTTTAGCTATTTTTAAGAAAGTTGCCACCGTCTTAACTACCTTGGTCCATGGATTCACCAACAATCCATTGATATAACGCCGGATAACATCAGATACACTAAAGCTGGCTGACAATATCTTTCCGGCTAACTTGGTCATATTATCATCCAACACAATCAAAGCATCTGTTAAGGTTCTTCTAAATACTCCATAAGCAGTAAGTACCGATTCTACAATCAGGGTATCCGTCAATGTTCTGGCAAACTGACCAATTATATTAAACAATTCAGATAAAGAAAGACTTTCCACAAAAACCTTTCCGGCTTGTCTGATAAAAGAATCAGTTACTATGTAAGCATCCAGTAGTGATCTGTTTAAGGACCGGAGAAGAGTACTTGTTGAGATTAAGACACTTGATAATAGTTTAGAAACATTGCGGATTAGATTATCAGTAACGATAATCGTATCAGTTAATATCTCTGAGAAAAAGCTACCACCAGCGGTAACACCGCCATAAGTAGTACCACCGTAAGTATATCCGCCATACATATTTTATTTCTCATCTTTCATAATTAGTAAATTATTTTGAGTAGGCATAGTTAGAGTTCGGCACTCACTCCGATATTTGAGGTGGTGGAGTTTTTAGTAAATAGATTTGTAGCATGACCAGCAGTCAAACCTGAACCAGCTGTAGCAGTAACCAGAATCCCGCTGTCGTATTTTTGGTTGTCGGCTAATGTGACATCGGTAAGTGACCCCGCAGCCACAGTAATTTGAAATGTTCCCGTATAAGCGATTGTGGGACTAGCTCTCATTTTTCCTAGCAGAGGAATGGAGATTTGGGCAACGGTGGTAGAGTCGCACTTTCCAGCACCTAATGGGGTATAAGCTATCCCGCCAAACTGTTGGTAATATCTCATACACGCTCTTAATTCTTCTTCATAACTCTTCGGCATAAAGGGTAGAGCCGCATCACCCGCACAGAGTTGGACTTGGGCAATGTCAATGTTGCCTGAACCGACATAGGTTTCAGCATTTGTATCTCCAAAAAAAGTGTCCCAAGTTGTAGTTCCCCATATATAACCAAGCATAATTTCTAACATATCATCATTAGCTGTTCCAAATGTTTTACTTACCAAAGTATTAGTCGTAAAAGTATGAGTATATTTTGTCCAAGTAGAAGTAAGTGTCCAGTTTGTACCATTTATATATTCTGGTGATGTTGGTGAGCCACCGCTTCCATAATTTTGTCTTAAAAATAAGCCTAATTTTTTATTAGCGATACTAGAACGAGCATAAAAAGAAACTGTTACTTTTTTACCATTACCACATAAATTTCTAACACCATTTTCTATTGGTTGTCTATAAAGATGGTAAGAAGTATTCCCAAGTGATGTCCCAGCACCATTAGTTGTCAAACGAGAATAATAATAGGAATTTGATAAATCACCAGCTGTTAAAGCCTCTCTAGTTCTACTTAATGTTGGTAATGTACCACCATTATCATCAATCCAATCTGCCCAATGGTCTGCTCCCCAAACTTGTGCTGCGTCTGCTGGTGTAAAACTAACCCCTCTCTGCCACACATCAAAGTTTCCATTGATGATAGCCTGCCTTGCCATTGAGTTATTGAAAACATAGTCGTTGGCTTGTTGTTGGTTTATTTTTGTTGTTGCCATAGGTTTATTTTATAATTTATTTATTAAACATTACTAACCGATGCTACTTTTTTAACTGTATTTGACGAATACGCACTTGTTGGTGAAGTAAAATTACCGGTCCATCTAGCGATACCCTTTAGCACTCTAAATTCATCAATCCATCCATTAAAATAACCCAAACCTCCATAAATACCTTTTGAGCAATATCCTACTTGAAACACAGCCCCATAAGCTGGCATAGAATCACTATCTGTTGTTGAAGCCACCGAAGTTCCATCCACATACATTTTCCATGAATTTCCATACCTAACAATGGCAATGTGATACCATGTATTAGTAGTAATTCCACTTGTCATGTCCCAGTCTAGGGCAACTAATGCAGCTGGAGTAGCGCCTGTACTTTGCATTTGAAAAGTTAAATATCTAATAGTATTAGCACCTGACCAAATCCAAGACTGAAGTACCCATCCACCTTGCCAATCAGTTGTGTTGTAAGATTGACCAAACAAAACTTGAACTACTGTAGCACCTCCCGTTGCTGGTAAAGAATTCCATCTTACTTGAAAATCAAGTGTAAAATTACCACTACCCATCGCAAAATCATCATGGTCTGGTGTATCTATCCAATCACTATTTCCATCAAAAAGCCCTGAGGCTGTTCCAAATTTTTTCTGTGCCGTATCTAATTGTGCCGTCCCCCTAGCTGTCCAAGTTTTACCACTACCATCAGTAAATGTTGTTGAAGCATCAGTACCATCAAAGTGTAAAAGAGATGATGGTGTTGGCTCTAGTAAATTACCAGAAACCTTCTTAACACTATTTCGTAAAACTCCACCAATTTTTTTAACTGATATAGCCATTAAACAACCTCCACTTGAACCAGTTGAGGATTAAAAAACATTCTATCGGCATGAGTAGCAACCCCCATAATTTGTACTACATCATCAGTTGCTGTTGGTGCAGTTTGAGATAAAGTATTTCCACTTGTTCCGGTTACTGTACCGTAAATTACACCACCAACTGTCCATGCCCAACTATCATCCCTAGCTATTCCGTATAATAAATAATTTCCTGTAGCATCAGCACTTATTGTAGCATCAGCACACATTACCACCGCAGACATTGTTGCAATAGCATCAGCATCAATTAATTGAGCTTCACCACTAGAATTTATATAACACACATCACCAAAAGCCTGATTTTCATTAGCAACTAAACTTATAGTAGTTCCTGAAACCAAATGATCCGAACTTGGTGCGGCAGTTAATTTATATGTTTTATTACTTAAAGTTTCTGTTCTGGTTGCTAAATCTACATACTTTAATCCGGTAGCTTCTGCTGAATCTGCAACTACTGCGTAACCATTAGTACCTACCGCCAATCTTTGCGGATTAGTGTCATAGGTATAGATATCACCTTTAGTAGATAAAACATTGACACCAGTAGTACCAATCTCATAATCAACTAATATCTTATCTCCAGTTAAAGGGGCAGTAACAAAAGTAATTGTTGTGCCAGTAAATGTGTAATCATCTGTTATCTTTTGTCTAATACCATTCAGATAAACTCTCAAAGTATCAGTTACCGGAGTATCAGCAATCGTAAAATCAGCATTACTACTATCTACATCACCTGTTGGTACTTCACCCCTAACTAAAGTAACACTACCCGAACTTCCCCATTTAATACCAGAAGTTGCCGTTGAATCAGCTAAAAGAACTTGGTCGTTAGTACCTACTGCTAATCGGGAATAAGTACCAGCCGCACTTTGAGATAAAATATCACCTTTGGTTGTTAAGACATCAAGTTGATCCCATACTCCATCAGTCGGTGCTAGATAAAATTCATCACCAATAACAACAGTTCTCGCACTTGAGCCTTCCTGTTCTCTGGTAACAGTAAAAGTATCACCGGCTGGATCATGGGTAGTCACTAGGACCACTTCAGAATTAGAAGGTGTTGCCGGTAAACTTGCTTCCTTAACCACGCAAACATAAGTACCACCACTCGTATTTGGGAATCTAGCACCTTCACCACTATTTAAAATTATAGAAGTTCCAGAAGCAGCGGGATCAGGTGGAGTTAAGACTGTTCCATAAGCAAAATTCTTTCTTTGATACACCTAACCCCCTTTATGAAGTAGTAACTTGAACGTTATGAGTTATTTGAAGTGAATCGCCTGAAACGACATTGACTGCCGAAAATACCTGTCTTGCCAATAAAACTCCACCAGAAGTATTATTATTCAATATTCCTTCTTCAGTAACTGCTCTTGATCCGGTAAAAGTAAAAGTTTTAATCCATCTTTCAGTATCACCAGTAGTTGTTGTAGTCTGATTTGAAACAGTAGCCGCCCCTCTTTCACCACCATCTGCCACTATTTCACTTTCCAAGGTGGTATCTCCGGCAGCTGCCGCAGTTGTACCAATACCAAGGGCAACAGCCGTCATAGGTGCAGTTGTTGTGCCACCTAATTGATCAGCGACTGCTTTCTTACCTACTGTAGTAACCAAATTGTGTTTAACTGCTTTAGTTGTCCAATGTCCGGTAACAAAAGGGATTTTAAGATCCAAATGTAGGACCTTATTAATCAGCTTCCATAGCCAATTATCCGCAAATTGTGGTTTAGCAGCCCAGTTTAATAAATCCTCTTTTTGTTTTTCAGTTAAGAATCCAGCCTGTAGATAGGCTTTAACCTGCTCTAATTTAGCAGTATCAAATAATCTTCTCTCTACAATACCTTTAACACCGGATTTATTCATTATTCCGTATTTCATTTTATAGCCTCCAACTCATCTTCTTTGTAGAAAGAGACACCATTGATCACTTCCTTATTCTGCACATCTACTTCTTTAGATGAAACTTTATAATTTACTCCTTGTGCATCAATCATTATTCCAAGGACCTCATGCTCTTCATTCAAGCCTTTGGCTCTTACTTTATCTCCAATTTTATATTTCATATTTAATTATACCTTTTTAACGAATAAAATTTAATACTGTGAACCGTCATTGTACGGTACAGCTCCGATAACTTGCCTATCTCTACTTTGTGGTTTAAGAGAATTAATGGCAGTTATCTTGTCAATCTTATAGCTCAACTCCTTTTCAGTAAGAGGAATTGGTTTTTCCCGGCTACTCTTCCAATCAATAATTACTCCTCTAGCCCAGATCTCATGTAACTCTCTAGGAATGCCATGGGTAGTAGTAGAGGGATCTTGGCTCATATCATCAGTTGCTGATAGATCTCCAATGGCTGAAGGCCATGTATTTACCCAAACTCTTAATCCGTCTGCAACAGAAGTGATAGTTCCGGAATAAAGATAAATAGATTTCCGACTTAAATCATAAAAGGCACAATCCTCTTCATTGCTAAAGTTTTCAGTTATTTCTGATTCGGTTAAGATACTGTTTTTAAGACTAACAATATCTAATTCTTTTAGTTTGATATAGTTTGTACCATCCAGTTTAGCTTCAATCCTTTTAATGCTAGCTAACATGTCTTGTGGTAGGGGATATTCTCGTTGATTCGCTACTAAAGACGTATATTGTGGGATTAAGAGTATATCTTCATCAGCATCCAGAATATCTTTAGCTATCTCGTCTTGGCGAATCTTCATCAAGGCTAGAATATTAGCATCAGTAAAAGTCGTTGAATTGGTCCTTGTCATGAACCTCACATGGGTAGCGAACTCACTAGGTGTCATAATTAATTATACATTTTTTTATTAAGCTGCTACCAACCTTCCATCACTAGATAAAGGATAGTAGGCAACATAAAAAGTCATTGCACCAGTTGTCGGTGTATCTGTTGTAGCATAACGATATTCTATTTGAGTAACTGCGGCTGTCTTTTTAGTGACAACTACCGGAGTAAAGACATTGGTTTGAAGTGTAGTAGGTTCTGCTATCGCACCAGCCGCATTATCAATTAAAACAGCCGCAGCTGCTACTAAACCTGTCTTAGCTACAATACAACCAGCCTTCTTAGCTGATAAAGCTACACCACCAACAGCAGTTAAATAAACCTGTGCAGTTTGATCATTAATTCTAAAAGAAGCAGCTGTATGATTAACTCCAATATTAGTCGTAACTTCACCCCATATTCTAGTTATCATAACTGAACCGGTTAAAGTAAAAATTGGTACAACAACGGTAGCATTACTGCCTACAAAAGTATGATGTTTACTTACTTTAAATGGTGAATCACCATAAATAGGATTTCCGTTTGAATCTATATCTACTAAACCATCTAGTGTTGCCATATATTTTTATTTATTTAATAATTAATTCTTACCTTACTCCCCTACCGAAGTAGGGAAGTATCAAAGCACTAATTAGGCAGCTTGAGTAGCCAAACCAGCAGTTGCACCAGTAGCAGCACCAATTACCATGACACCAACAGATGTTGATAATTTAGTACAGTTAGAGAAAGCTGGATTAATAACCACAATACTTCCAGCAGTCAAATTTGCACCAGTAGCAATAGCTTGAGCAGGTAGAGCTGTAGCATTCTTAGGATTGTAGAAGAAACAGTTTTTGAATAGGATCATTCTCGGAATGTCAGCATCAGCAGCAGCATAGACTAATCTATCGGCTACATTTCCAGCTTTTTTCAAGAATAAACAATCATCAAAAATACAATCTAAAGCTGTTTTACCAGTACCACCAATTTCTTTGGTGAAAAGGACACATGCTCTTATAATCGCACCAACACTTTCAGCAGCATCGCTACCAAAAGTACATCTGATGTATTGAGCAGAATCTGCATTACAAACTAATTCAGCAGAACCAGTTGTTTCCAAATCAGTTGATTTGTAGAACTCACAATTCTCCCAAATAGCATACTCACCAGCATCAATAACAGAATAAAGAGATTCAGCTTTAGTATTAGAAGAATCAAACTTTATATTTCTAAAAGTATTACCAACACCGGTATTCTTCAAAACCGCTAAATCTGTAGCAGCAGTTGTAACACCCAATGTAACTCTAGCCCTAGCACCTAAACCCATAGCACCACCACGCAAACCCATACCTACAAAATGCACTCTATTTTTAGCAATAGTAAGCATTGAGGTTTGAGCATGAGCAGCATTGGCACTTAACATAATCACATCATGTCTATTAGAAACAGCAGCCGCATAAGCAGCAGCAATAGTACTATGAACCGCATAAGTACCATCATTATATTGTTTTTGATACTTATCAACAAACTCTAAATATCCACCATCAGAAGAGGGGATAACATAATAGATATTACCTGTCGTAACAGGAATACTATTAGCACTAGACGATAATTCGTTCAATGCTTTTTCTAATTCTAAATCGCCTTGTGAAGCGAGACTATATTTTGACATAGTTTTTGTCCTTTTTGGCTCACTCTGGCTACCACTAACCAGGGATCACCTAAATATTAATATAACCAAAAAAGCATCCACTTGTGGATGCCTTCAGTATTTCTGATTGGTTATCTAATTAATTATATACTAATTGAATCTTTATCACCACCAGAATCATATTTTCTATGACAAGCTAAACAAAGCATAATAAAATTTTCTCTTCTTCTTTTCATTTCCTTACCCTTAATTAAAGCCCATTCAAACCAACATGGTTTAATTAGTGTTTTTTTAGCACCTTTTCTTGGATAAACACAATCTTTATTCTCACATTTATTAGGTTTACCAAAAGTGGTTTTTAACCAGACATGAATACCAGTATAACCAATATTGTCATCTCTCCAATTAGAACCCTTACATCCTTTTTGTGCTTCACTACGTTTTTTTATAGTTTCTTTTGATTGTTTAAAACCTAAACTATATTTATTACCAATCATTATTTTACTAACAGCTTTTATCCTACATTCAATAGAGCAAAATTTGGTTCTATTTAACCAATCTTTCATTGACCTATTCGGTTTTTTAATTATCTCTTTACCACAAAATAGACAGGGCTTAGTCATTTTCATAACTAATTCTACCCTGTCTATTATCCAAATGCAATCCTTATATTACTCAGCCAAGTGCGAGCCAATGAACCTGCTCACTATCTTTGTTGATATCTGTATCAAGTCCGATAGTAAAACCACGATCACTAACCGTAATACCAAGAGAGGTAATAGGTGCGGCAGTACCAGCTGCAATTCTTTTATGAGCATGAGCTGCTGTCATACCTTCAAACCATTCTTCCTGATCACCAGATGTTAAGTTTACAACTTTCACATATCTGGGTTTGAAACCAAGGTCACTATAAGTATAAGCAGCTTCTGTACCAGTATCTATGTACATACCAGTTGCCATCCTTGTGACATTTAAGGGAGTTTTTGTACTTGCTGTAATAGCCATAATTTTATTCCTTTTTTAATATTTTAATAATTAAGCTGTAACACCATGATGAATAACGACCAAATTACCTTGATCTAGTATCTTAGCTATATAAGCAGCTTTCCAACCAGAGGTAGATCTTTGATTCAATGGATCGGCTGTACCAGCAGAACCTAGAGGTTTGACAATGTTTTGCAAAGCCGCACCGGAGATTCTGGATTGAGCAACAGCGTTTTGACCAAGGATGATAGTGTAATGGACAGGACCACTATCGGCATTAGCTGTAGCTAACTGATAAGCATTGGTACTCATAATGAAACGGACATTTCCCAAAGCTCCAATCTCATCTGGCATAACACCAGCTTTTGAAGGGTACTTTTCAACAGGAATCCATCCAGTCGCATCATCAAGGTCATAAGCGGTATCTTCAGAGACGATACCCACAAATGATTTTCCGATTGGAACTGTGTTGTATCCAGTAGAAGGATCAATCATAGAAGTAATGGGTTTAGCATTATTTCCACGAAGAGTACGAACAGCTTGTTTAATTTCATCACGATTCAATTTCATTGCTGCTGTCAAAGTAGCATCACTAACAGCGGTTGAAGCATATTGAATTGTTGTGCCTGCAGCCATAACATCTCTACAAAGTTGATCAAGAGAATCACCAGCTTGCTCACCTAAAATTTCAGCTGTTTCGGTAAGAATGGGATCGTATGTTTCCAAAACGACCTTATCTGTCAGAGTAATATAATCACCGTAATAAAGAACTGTAGCAGTTACATCTGTAACACTAAGTTGTGTACCAGCGGGTGTAACACCTTCAGTCAAAGCTGTTGTTTGAGCTGTAAGCGAACCATACTTTCTGAATTTAATAACATTAGTACCAGAGTTGGCTGGTATATCTCTCACTTGAGCAAAGCGGTTATGCACGAATGCAGGAACTGCCCTTTCAAGTAAAGCACGACTATAGAAATTATTTACTTCTATAGGAATTTCGGTCCTAGTTGTATTTGCCATATTTGTTTTTAACAATAATAATAACTAAAGCAACAAAAAAGCCCGCCCATCATAGGCGAGCTTTCGGTTTTTCCGATATTGCTTTCTACTTAAATTATAGACTAATTTAAGCCAAGCAACAAGGGTATTACATAATATCTCTCATTGGTTTACCGGTCTTATCATCAATTCTATCCATTGATATATTGCTACCAGCGGCAGCAGTTAGTTTGTATGATTCGGATAAAACTTGAGCTATTTGCTCTGGAATATCTACAAACACACCTTTGGGAATAAAATATTTATAACCATTAAGCTGGACCGTTTCAACAGATCCGGAAACAACATATTGATATTTCTCTCCATTCTTACCGGTACGCCATTCAACAACACCTTGTTTTTCACTTCCTTCAAGGGGTAGTAGGAATCTAACTTTTGGTTGCTCTTCCAACCTTTTCTTCATAATCATAGCTTTAGATAGCCATTGTTGTTCAAAGGCTTTCTTTTCAGCTGGTGATTCTACCTCTTCAAGTGTTTTAACTTTCTCTACTGCCTTTTTAGCATCCAAGGTATTAATAACAGCTAGTACTTGAGCTTTAGTGTTAAAGCTTTTAACTTCCTCTTCAGGCATACCTAGCTTTACTAACTCTTTCTGTAATTCTTTAAGTGTTCTTTCTTCCATTTTATTTATATTTAATTATTAAATTAATTTCCTAGTCTACCAAGAACTTGTGATTTCTTAGCTTCAAAATCATCTTTTGGAGCTGATAGCCAATCATTAGCTTGTCCGGCTGGTTTTCTAACTGAACTTCCCGGATTCTTTGTTTCTTCTACTATTCTAGCAGCGGCTCTCTCTTTAGCTGCTCCCCTCTTTTCAGCATCTTTAGCTGATACCATATTAGCTAAGTTAGATACCGGTACTCTTGAATAATCAGGATGAGACTTATAAATCTCTACAGCGTGACGATATTTAGCCATTTCCGGATTAGCATTAAAAAAGGTATCAAACTCTAGTCTTTTCTTAACCTCTTCAATCGGACCACCGTACTTCTTCTCTACAATCTTTTCAATTCTGGCTCTGTCCTCTGGATCTGTATCTTCATCCTCTTCTTCTACCGGTGCTGTTGGTTTATATTCCAACACTTCCTTATCTATCAGGCTTGTTTCATCAAAGCTCTCTTCCTTCTCCTCTCCCTCAATCTTTTCTTCTTTATCCTCCCCACCCTTGTCATTTGATTCTTCTACCTCTTCTTCTTTTTTAACTTCTTCTTGAACCTCTTCATTTTTTATTTCTTCTGGCATAGTTTTATATTCGGTTTTTCCGATAATAAGTAATAAGTAATTATACTATTTTTTGTTTTTTTCTTCCAACTCTATTGTGGTATAGGGATCATCCTCATTATAGGTTGATGGCTCTACTGGCTCTAGCTTCTCAATCCAGAATGTCGGAGTATTAATAATATCTTTGTAAGCCTTCAGCTTGTCTCTTAATCTGTCTATTTGCTCTTTAGTTTCCTCATCACCCATTCCATCTATAATCTGATTCCGGATAATATCAATGTTAGCATTGACGATAGCTTCCACCAATAACCATCCCGGATGTTTTAATAAGCTCTTAAAGTTTAGTAAAGATTGCTCTCTATTTTTAAGACTTTCAAAATCTAAATTAATCATCTGATATTACTAGTTTGACTTGGACTAATAGATGGTATTTGACTTGGTACACCTTCAGGCATTACCTGATTAATATCCTGATTCATATCTGTCTCATTAGTCTCTGCTGGAAAAAACTCTGGATTAGTCTTTTTAATACTTAATGCTTCCTTATGAGTTTTAATATGAGCTTTAGAGGCATTAGTTTCTTTAGCCATAGCATGAATCTCTAAGTGGACCATATGATCATCTTCTGGTAAGACTGGCACTAACTTATCCTCATTCAATAAAATATTCTGATCTTCAGCAATTCTCTCATCTATTGTTGGCGGGAACATTCTATCAATCTCATCTTTCTTCTTACCATTCATTCTGGCCCATTCTTTCCAGATATAACGCCTATTAGCTGTTGGCTCTTGTAGGGCTGATGTATAGAAAGGTGTAAGTATTGCCCTATCTTCCATATCTTTAGCTCTACTTACCACTTGTGATTCAATATAAATATCCGGATCTAGTCGGCAAATAATATCCTTTTTAGATAATGGTCGCCATTTAGCACCAAATGCACCCACTACTCTTAATACTTTCTCGTCTATATCATCAGCAAAGTTATCTTTATACATGTTGTACCAGAATTGCCAAAACCTCTTCTCGGACCAACCAAAGACTTTAGCTCCAAGTGAGTATCTAGTATCTGAAGCAGCCGCTACTAAATTAGTTTCACCCAATGGCCTATCCTGTTGTGATTGCATTCCCATTTTAATATCAGGGGTAGCGGTTGCTTTCTGGGCTGAAGCATCAAGTGATAGATAGATAAATTCTAGTAACTGCATGTTTGGCCGATTCTTAATCAAAGGTGTTACTGCATTAGCGACTGATTCACCAGCAGTCGCATCTATTCCAATAAACTTGTTGTAGTCAAAATCCAAGTCTGCCTTATTCTTAACCTTGTTAGTATCATAAACATACATCGGGTATAGATCCGCTTTCATGGCTTTTAATCCTAGATTCTGGGCAATAGCTCTGGCTCTTTGCTTATCTTCTGTAAGATCCGGAATTGATGTACCATCCCAATCATGAGACGAAGGATAAAGAGGTCTATCTAAAATTGGCCAATAGTCTCTCTTTAACACCTTAACTCCGATAATCTTACTTCGGTCATTAGCTAACCACACTTTAACTTTCTTTATCTTGCCATTAACTTCAGCATGAGTAAACCATTGTGTAATTGTATATTGAGCATTTACCCCTAACAGAGCTTCTTTTTCTTTATTTACATTCTGATTGTTCTGGGCATCATCTCTAGCTGTTACCGCATCTTCTAGTAAAGAATAGGTACTAGAACCATATTTAATATCTTCAAACTTAATTCCCTTATCAATCCAAGGATGTTCCATCATCTCCCCTTTAGTCATTTTAATCTCACTACCACCGAATCTCATAGCTCCTTTACCACCCCTATCTCCATTAACCGAAGTAGCCGCTGGATCACGAAGCCATGTAATAAAATCAATGTTTTCTGGTAATGGATAAAAGATATTGTTATCCGGATCTCTCTCAAACTCTTCCATCAACACTAGCCCTCTTCCAGCAAAACATGTGGACCAAATCCAGTTATAATCCAAAACATCCTTTTCCATATCGTCATAGTCAGCTAAAGCCATAGCATTTAAGTTATCTGCTGTCTCTTCATCCCCATCCTCTCTACCTCTAAAATCTACCATTAATTTATCGTTATAAAGTGAAGCTAAAACTGTTTGGAATATAGTAAACATGGTGGTATCACCTACTGCATCCTTATCTCTCTTCTGGTTGTTAAACAGTTTAAGTCTTACCTGTAACTCATCTTTCTTTGGTTTCTGGTGTTTCCAAGCTACATCATATTCACTCTGGACTTGTTGTTGTAATGCTTGTCTATCAACACCATCTTCTTTCTTGCCCTCTTTCGGTTTCTCCATTGATTTATCTTTTGATTCTAAAACTTTATCGTTGTTAAGTTCTTCTTTTGTTTTAGCCATATTATGCTTCTCCCTTTTTGATATTTAATTTAGCTTGCTCAAATTTATCAAGCATATCTTGCTCTTTGTCTGATAGCTCTACTCCTAAAATATTGTCTATAGTAGCCGCAGCACCGGCATAACACATCTTAATTACCTCATCTTTCTCTCCCTTACTTAACTTCTTTTGACCTTTAACCGGAGTAATAACCAAATATGAAGAAAAGAGTTGGCCATCACTTATAACATCCCAAATAAACACATCTTCATTGATCATTCTTACATAAATTGGAAAGCCTTTATAAGTAATAACCATCAACACCTGCATTATTCCCTTATTTTTCTTTTTGGCCATATATTAATTATACTTTAATTGTTGATTAAATAACCGTCAAAGGCTGACTTGCCATCTACATCAGAAGCACTAGCAGTCGCCTGTACTTTAATTATGCAAGGACCAGCATATTTAATTGGATTATAAAAATGTTTTTCAATATTATTACTACCGGTAGATTGAACCGATAAATCGTTTTTTCTTAAAAAACAGGTAGTATTAACATTTGGTGATTCGTTAACTCTTATCTCAAAGTTGGCATCAGCCTGCACACCAGATGCTTTTGCTATACCAGCACCCCACCTAGTTAAGTAGAAAGATTGAATAGAAGGTACTCCATAAATAGCCATTTCTGTCTGACCATCACCGGGCATTATAACTGCTGTTACTGTTGTATCAGTTGCTGCTGTTGCACTTATAGTTCCTACATTCGGACCACTAGCACCACAAGTCAAAACTTTCATTCGGTGAATAATTACATAAGAATTAACAGTATTTACCGGTGTTATACCATTAAGAATTATATCTTCTGATGTTTCCGCTAAATCCCAAGTCTTTAATCCATAAATACGAATTGTCCTAGCACCTGTACCCGCAGGATCACCATCATCATCAGCTGATGTAGATACAATCGCATGAATCCTAGCAGCTGTCGGAGCTAACCATATCTGTTGAGTTGGTGTTGCATCAGCTCTTGACCATATATCTGTAGCTGTAGTCTGGATACCGCTTGTAGCCGCACCAAATTTGTTTACTGAAGTTATACCTGATACCAAGCCTCTAGCCACTTGCAATGGAAAATCTAATACTACTGACGTATCTAAAGATTCTATCCCTATTGGAATTGCTACACCCTCTACTCCCGGACCAACCGATTCCCACTTCTCCGGATCAGCATCAGTTCTTACCTGTAATCTTGCTTCTTCTGCCATTTACATCTCACCGGATTTTATTTTAGCTATCACCGCTTGAAACTCTTTGCTTTCCAGCGACTTAGCATCAACCGGCTCTTTACCTAAAACTTTAATACTATGTATTTGAAAATCACCCTCCATCTTAGTTTGATCACTCTTATCATCTAACCCCATTGCCTTTCCACTTCTTTTGCCTACCATTTCTACCTTCATAACTACATATTTCTGATCTCCAACTTCCATAGACACTATTTCTGGTAAATCAATCTGTCTTAATCCGTAAAGAGTAGGTAATTCCCGGCCTTCATGTATTGGCATACCATCATTTATCATAATTAATTATACAATGTTTAGAGTTCAATTTCTTGGTTCTCATCTATTAACTCACTCCCTGTTGGTTCTATTCTAACCACTATCCCATCCATCTTATGGACCATAATCTTTCCAAAGGCTATCTTTCTCAACTTATAGATTAAAACTGCCTCTCTTTTGGTGATAGTAACATTCACCTTCTTTTCTGGCTTAAATGGTTTGTAGGATTCTTTATCTATAGTAGGGATCATCGTTTATTTTATTAGTAACAACTGAATGTCCTGAATTAATTATATCCCGATAAGACACCGCAAAGTAGCGGAAACTATCAGCACCATGGCTGGCCCAGTCATGTTCCGGCTTTGATTTGAATATCTGGTTATCTTCATCCCATTCCTTGTGATAGCTATTAAGACAATCCAAACCCTTCTCACACTTCTCTTTATCAAACCAACACCGATTCAAAATGTTTCTAACCGCTTGGATACCATCATTAATATCTAATTTGGGTACTACCTTAAAGTCTATTCCTAAACTCTTGGCCACTTCTAGCCTACTTTTACCAGTTCCTAACTCTCTTACTGCAATATCGTGGGGAGCATAATGTTCACCATAAACATAGTTTTTGGCTACTAATTGCTGAATATAGTAATTTATGCCTTCACCAGAGCCGCTTAAATAGTCAATAAATCTTATTTCGTGTCCAACTACCTGATAAAACCAAATTGTCATACTGTCATCCATACCTAGATCCCAAGCGGTATTAACTTTACCATTCATATCATAGGGTACTGATGTTATCCGGCCTTCCTTTTCTGCCTCCATCATTTGCGGTCCAAAGTAAGATCCCTGTATTGGTACTTCAAAACTACACATATACTCCTGCTCATACAAAGCCCCGGTACTGTCTTTCCTCAACATCTCTTCTCTCTCTTGAGCTAACACCGCCCAATCCATCGCCTTAGTATCTTCTACTGTTGATACCAAAGAATACCAAACATCCGGATAGGCTCTAGCTGTTTGTAATGTACTAAAGCCATGATTCTTTCCTCTTGGAGTATAGATGAATGCTGCCCACCCACCATTCTCCGCAAGGATAGGTCTTAAATAATCCCATGCTGCTGGATTCTGTAGCGACCACTCGGAAAAGACACACCCAATAGGATTCGTACCCATTAGTGAATCAATGTTATCTGAACCAACTAACTGAAATATAGATCCATTCTTATATTCAATTAACATCTCACCATTGTCAGTCCTCTTCCTTAATTCCTTTGGGAAATGATCGGTAAACTTAAACCCACCTCTATCCATACCATACCAAATAGTTTTCTTAGCTTGCTTATAAGTCGGAAAGATATAAAAGTAACTCCCTTTCCTTTCCCACATAGCTTTAGCCACATAATTTATTAGTGTCTTATCTTTACCCGATCTTCTGTGAGCTACCCACACCAATCTCTTTTTACCTGAATCCAAGGCTTCTAGGACCGGCAACTGATAGTCTCTAGGCTCAAACATGTATGGTAGATTCATTTCTTTTTAGCTGGTTTATGGTAATTAGTTATCTTGACGATAATTTCTTTATCTCCACTCCCTTCTACATCTAGCTTTTTCTTAATCTTCAATCCAGTCTCTAAATACTTATGTCTTATCATAAAGTCGGGAACTTCAATAAAATCAGCGGTACTACTGGTAGCACTCTTGCCCGGATTAATAGCACTTACCACCCTATTAGCATCCAAACCCTCATGGAGTACTTTCATCAATTTCTCATCAGGTAATTCCTTTAGTAACTCTTGCCATGATTTTGTTTTAGTTACACTCTGCGGACTATTAATTGTCGCTTCACTATACTTTAATTCACGCATGGCTTTAGTTACATTTCCACCATTTTCCACCACTTTTACAAATACCTTTCTAATTCGTGGTTTGATATGGACCTTCTTTTTGGCTGGTGTTTTTTTCTTACTAGCTAATTTCTTTACTATTACATTCTCTTTTGGCTTATTATCATGTAGATAATCACCAACTCTTTGTTTTGCTTTCGCTTTTGTTTTTGCCATAATTAGTCTCCGGTTTTTCCGGTAACATGTATATATTAATTATAGCTTATTTCTGTAATCAATTATTTTGGTAGCTTTACTTTTATTACACTTACTACACGAAGGTGAACATGTTTTAGAAATCAAACATTTATATTTGACAGTAAAATTCTTTCCACAAATTACACACTTTCTATTATCCAACATCGTAATTTTCAAAAAATTTAGCTTTTCGCCTACCTTTAATTTTATTCAATAAAAGTTTTTTCTTCAATTTATAAACATCTGTTATGTTACTAGGAGAACTCTTTACATCTTCAATTACATACACTCCATCCTCATAATAACTGAAGTCGGCAAAGTAATGGATCGGTCTTATCTTTTCATGGCCAATCCAGAATCCCTTTAGTAGTATAAACTTCGGCTGTTGTTTTAGACGACTGATAATGCCACTCTTCTTTAAAACGTGCAGTACATCGCATCTAGTAGCTTCCTTTTTTGAATCATGTAGGTGTTTTTGCCTACAATAGGTCTTTTTCGCACCATACTTATTATTTCCGGCTCTACGCTTGCCGATATGTTTCTGGTACTGCTTAATAGACATTTCAATCATTTGTGGGGATTGATGGATTTGAACCACCACCGATCAAAAGACCGGTATACCAAGCACCCCCAATAAAGAAGAGTAACAGGGGAAATACAATCATACACATGGCTTACATTATTGGCCAATGGCACGAGATGTAAACGGGGCAGAATACAAAAGTATTTCAAGAAAAAAGGCTGTCGTAAAGTTTATTTTTTGTCAGCTTTTTCTTAGCCCTGTTATTCTACTTTATTATAAATTGTTAAGAGATGCAATAGTATCTATTTTATTCTTCAGATCTATAAGCTGATTATGTTTCAGATCATTAAGATCTAGCTCTGTACCGGCCTTCTCATCTAACAGTTTACAGACTGCTAAATAGAGTAGGCCCAGCTCTCCTCTAGTTACTATTAGTTTAACTTTATCTTCCATCTTACTTTAAACCTTTAACTTTCTTTCTAGGTGTATCCCAATAGGGACTTTTACAATTTGGGCATACTGTCGGATATTCCGTTCTAGGTAGCCACTCATACTCACACCTCTTACATTTGAGTTTTTTTAGTTTTACCATTATTCACTCCATTTAAAATAATAAATCGTATAGTTGTTATCCGGATGAAACTTATCTTTAAAAGTAGCTTCCGATACTCTCTGATCAGCTGTAACCACTTTTCTCTCTCCCTCACAATCAATCTCTACTACTCCATCCATCTTTGGACCATCAAAGTATTTCTTAGCTACAGCGATATAGATATGATCATCTCTTAATCCTATCTTATAACCGAACATTTTGCTTTTAGTTTTATATAGCTTCATTTATTTTTAATTAATGAGTAAATACCGTAAAGAGGTAAACCGGCAATAAACAGGATAGCAAAAGCTGATAATCCAGCTATAAAGCCATATAGAGGTATAAGTAACTCTACAAAGATTATTCCTAATATAACTGTTATTGTCTCTCCGTAGTCTATGGCATTGGCTAGAAATTCAATCCATTTAATCAAGCCAACAAAGAATCCCCAAACTATGGCGATTATTCCTATAACTTGTGCGTACTCTTTCATTGTATTCTCCTATTTAATTTATAAAAAAATAGCAACTGAAATTAATAATGCTAGCTAGTAAACTAAAGGCTGAAATAGATATATAGATTATCTTCCTATACTTAGGTAATAACTCCGCTATGATAATCACTAAAATTATTCCTACTATTTGGGCCGGGATAAACAACCCCTTCTCCATTAATCCCCGGATAAAAGGATTGCCCTCAACCTCATACCCCCACTTATTAACATTAATCAGGGTAGAGTACACATCTAGTATTCTAGTTAAGATTAAGATGATCATTCAAAGTACCTAATTAAAGTAATAAAGAGGACCAGTTGCATTAAGACTATTCCAATCATACTTAAATAAAACCATGTTTTAGTTAGTTTCATTTTTCCTCCATAATTTTTAATACATCTGAGATGGCTTGGTTATATTTTTTGGTTCGTTCCCAACCTTCTCTCTCATATTCTTGAATTGGGAATAGTTCTTTTTTTATTAACCCCTTCACCCTCTCTATCTTTTCTTCTCTCTGTTGTTGGAGGGTTTGAGAGATTAAGTCTTCTAAATCAGTTCCAAGTTGTGTCCAATAAAAATCTTTTTTATCAGCGTGTTTATTCAAGATGGTATAAAGTTTTATTATAGTTTCTACCCACTCATTGTTTGGTTTGTTCATAGTTTAATCCTTTAGATAATCTAGTAACTTACGCAAGACTTCTACTGCTGACAAGGCTTTGAAATTTAGCGTTTCCAACAATTCCAACTTTGGTTCTTTGTCATAAATTGTAACGTAATCGTTTTTAGAACCATACTTTTTGACTGTCAATTCAAATTCTATTTTTGATGAATAAGTTGCCATATTTCTATTTAACTTTTAAATGATCAATAGTTTTTTTAACCTGTTCTTTTGGTGTTGTAAAACCAATATCCTCATTTTCAAATCTTTCTTTAGCTTCTTCAATGTCAACCAACCTACTCAATTTAAGACCTTCACTATACCAATTACCATTAAAATTAAACAAATAAAGCATTTGATATTTATTACCGACAACAATTACTGAAATATCTTTATAAACAAAATCTGTTATTTTTACTACATATTTATTTAATTTCATATTTCTATTTAATTTTTAATAGGTGAGCTGGGGGTAATGGGAGATTGCTAAGGAGTTTCATTAACTGCTTGCCTTATTCTTTGTATTCGGCAAATCCCCACTACCCCTTTGCTCATATAGTTATTTTAAATTTTTAATTCCTCATTCGGACCGGGAATTCCGGTCCTATCAAGAATCAAAACATTCGGTTTCCATCCTCATCCAGTATAAAATCTTCAACTACATTCCCTTGATTGTCTATCATGGGATCACTACCACTTTTAACTGTTTGAATATTATCTTCGGTACTTCTAGCTGATATAAGAGATTCTATGGTCGTTTCTACTGATTCAACCATATCTCTTAAAAAGACAAACTCTCCCTGATCAGTTATCAGTTTTGGTAAGTGATTCTCATCTCTTATTACTTCAAAATCTACTACATAAGATGAACCATAAGAATGACTAACTTTAGCGGTACTCAACTTAACCGATAAAGCAAACATAGGGATTCCCACCGGTTTCATATTCGTATACTTATTTATCTCTTTACCAAATTCCCATAGCCTGGATAGTTTAAGACCGGTAAAATACATAACAAATGGTTTATAGTTTTTACCATCTACTATTACTCCACCCATTATCTGATTAAACTGATCCTTTCCCTTAGTACCAGTCTTTGAATCAACCATACCTTCAGCCCTGAATCCACGACTGACAGATAAGATATGACAAACCGGATTCTGAAATTCCTCTTGATTAACAGTTAAGAAAAACCAGCCATCATGCGGTTCTCCGCCATTAACTAGCTCATTCTTTAAGCTCTTGTTAGCAGTATGAATTTTAAGCATAGGTAAAGATCCGGATAGATTCTCTGAACCTAACTTAGCTGATTCTCCATACATCTTCATCATCTCGGAACTTTGTTTTAAGACGGCTAGTGGACCTACCATAGCTTCTTTAGTAGTAGGTTCTGATTTCTCTTCCATCTTTTCTTCTTTAACTTCACCTTTAAGCTTTTGACTAGCTTCTCTTAATTTCTCATATGAGCTTTTAGTTTTATCATCCATTTTATTCTTCCTTTTTTGAATTTTTAATATTTTTTAACATTTCTTCCGGACCTTCAATTAGATCCTTTAATTCAAACTTTTTCTTCTTGGCTTCGGCTAGATACTCCATCATCATCCAATAAAGCATAATGGAACTCATTACTAATACAAATATTAAGTATAGGAATAATTGCCATGTCATATTCATATCCCGGATTGAATTAGTAATAAGAATCCGTAATACCAGAAAACTACAAACATACCGATAACTGCTGCTGCTGGTTTACTGCTTGATAGACCAGTAACTAAAGACAAAGCGGCTGATAAATACCAGATAATCGGTGTCATTAAAATGGTTGCTAGAATTATCATATAAGGTTTTTCCTTTGTATGAATTAATAATCACCTGCTTAGAAGAAAAGAGTAATTAGCCTAATAGACGATTACCCTATTCTCTTCCAAGCACACAATCAGTAGCAGATACCAGTCTAGCGGAAAGGAGTAAATATGATTTTACGAATAAAAGAAGTAGATAAAGATTTAATTTTATCGGCTTTGGATACTAGAATAAAACAGTTAAACAAGATGATGGCCGAAAGAACTGATGAATATTACACAAACATCATTTCAAATAAAATTGAAATTCTTAAAAAGTATTACAGTTTAATTAATAAATAAGATGAGACACATTACCGCTAGTATAGAGAATGAGTTTGCCGATATGTTGAGAAGAAACTTAACATATATTACTGTTGATGGTTACGACGCTTCCAAAGTTCATGGAGCAATCGTATCCGACACAATGGACATACTCAAGAAACACGATTTTAAGTTTGATGAGGAAAAATTTATTGATTTAGTTTATAAATTTTATCCTGAACAAACACGTTAAAAACTAGCCTATTTTATAGGCATATTAATAAGTTATAAACCGTCTAGGCTGATATATGCTACTGATTGTTAAAGTGCTTCGTGTTCCTTCCTGCTTACTTATGATTATAGACTATCTTCATATAGTGTCAATAAGATCTTTACTCAAAATTCTACTTCAAACCCAGTCAAATTCACCGCAGTCGCTTAAAAACAGATTCTCTCAATTCTTTATCATGTTCTACTTTCTGATGGCAATTCATACAAGCAAGGACCACCTCTTTCTGATCCGTCAATTCTTCAATGCTGTTGTAGTGTCTCCGGTTTTTTCTATGACACCAAGTCAAATAATGCTGATGGCAACAGCCACCCAAACCTATCTCACACCACCTAATACCTAATTTCTCATACCTTTTTTTCAGGATCTCGTTTACCTTCTTATTCCAATCGGTTCTCTTTCCCATATATAATTATATATCGCCTCTTTAGCTCAATGGTAGAGCAAGGGTTTTGTAAACCTTAGATATTGGTCCGATTCCAGTAAGAGGCTCAAACTTTATTTACTATCGCTTTATATAAAAATATATCACCAAGGATAGATTTTAGATTTCTTATTGGGTGATAAGTTTGTCGTTTCTAATACGTCTTATCTTCGGCCACTCTCTCTAGTAGTCCCTTGGTTATTCTTTCTACTAGGCGGTGTGGGTTGCAGCCTTTTAACCTTTGCCCCACTCTCAATCACCTTAGGTGAGTTTTGAGTTCCTTGCTTCGCTATCGGTTTTATGGCTTTCCGTTGCCCTATGTTTAGCGACCTGCCGGTTGGTAACATCTAACTTTAAGTTAGCAATATTATTTCCATAATAGTTAGAATCAAAAATAGTTTCCGGGGAAAAGATCTTCCCCTCAAAGCGAATTTCTTTATCAGTTAGCTTTAAAACAAAGGTCTGTAGGGTTATATCATTCCAAAAAAATCCCCTATCTACTTGCGGGGATTGTGGTTTTTGAGTTATAATTTTCATAGTTTTATGTCTCAACAAAAACTATACCTCTTGTTACAGTTCGCTGTCAAGAGGTATTTCTTTTTTTATATCTAATTATCTTCTTCTTCGCTTTTTCTTCTTCTTATTAGTATCGTGGTGGTAGTGTTCTACTAAGTCTACTCGTCTATGTAATTCTGCATGTTGTTCTTTTCTCAAGGGAATTAGGTTACTCACTTGATTGACATCAAAATCTCTCATTAAGCCTTTCTTTACGTCTCTTTTGAATACTATGTGGTGGATATTGTATCGCCTATCATTCGGTTCAATCCCATATATCTCATACACTCTGGCGTAATTCTTCTTAATACTTTCTTTACCCATAGACATTATCAGGAAAAGTAACCTCTTGTTTTGGATTAAAAACTATCAAGACATTGCCTGATTCTTTGGAAACTTGCATGGCAATTCCCCAACCCATTAAAAGTGAAGCTCTATTATTACAACCCCAAAAAACATGTTCTATTTGTTCACTGGGAATAATTTTAGTTACATCTGTAAGAGGTTTTAATCTAGCCACCACAAATTCACCCAAGGGAATAGACTCTGATTCAGAAAATAAAAAATCAAGGTTTTCTTTCACTAGTATTCCTCCTTGTTATCTCTTTTTGGAAATGAAGTAGTGGTAGGCAAGTTTCTTTCTCATCTCCACAATGTAGGATTCTCCCCATTGCCAAAACTCCATTAATGACCGCCTCTAGTTCCTCGTCTGTCATATACCCTCCAACACAATCTACAATTGTTTTACTCTCTGGCATACAGTAGTTACAGCGTTCTGACTTCATAGTAAAAATTCCCTAGCTGTAACCATATCTTTAAATAATTGCAACTTTCTTTTATCGGGCCATAGAGCTACCGCCCAACCCGGACTTCCGGATCTACCCCCAATTCCATGTTTACGAGCAAAGACATCGGTATCTTTGTAAGTTCCCCCGATACAGGCTATCCTTTCCTTTCCCCCTTTCTCAAAATGTAAACCTTCCGATTGATGGGTATGGCCTAAAAAAACTATATCGGCATCAGGATACTCAAAATCTAGGAATCGCTTACAGGCGTTAGTAGGATTCAACTTACTCGTTCCCCAATATTTATGAGTTAGAGCCAAATCGTACGTCTGTGAGCCGTTAACAATATGTAGTAAGCCTCCTGAAGTGAATATCGGGCAATCAAAATCACCTAAAAAACTTTCATACCAATCTTGACCAGCATTAAAACCAAAATCATTGTGGTTACCAAAACCTAAAACTCCAATTTTTCCTTTTTTATCTAACTCTTTATATTTTCCAGCTAAAGCCCTAGAAACTGTTTGTGGAGGAACTGGATTTTCCATCATACCATTGGCCCATTTACCTGAAGCATTAAAATTGTCTACATCATCACCATTAAAAACAGCATACATATTCGGGGTATTTTCAATAATATCTAAATGTTCTCTAAACAAATCAACATTACTTCTATTTGAACCAAAGTGTGGATCGGTAATTAAAGCAATAACAATCGGTTTATCCCCATTAGATGGCACAATCCAAGTGGCTTCTCGTTGACCAATATCAAATTTTTCTTCAACCTTTCTACTTCTACTAATAACATCTGATACAGCATCAAATGATATTTCTCTTTTCTTTTTATCTGGAAAAGCCAACCTTTTTTTAATCTCGTTATCACTAATAAAACTACTTTCATCTTTACCCATGAAGATCCCAAATTCTTTCATACTTATAATTATAGGTAGTTTGAAAAGTGAAAGACATTATGTAATCTGGATTCTTAAAAATGTATAATTAAGATAGCGACTAATAAATTTCCCCTATTTTTTGACACTAACTCTATACTTATAGTATAATATCAGTATGATAGGGTAGCTCCTCTATCACACAAAAGACCGCCAAAGTCGTTGCAGAAAACGCAACACGCTGCTCAAGCTCACTTAGCGGTCTTTTTTATGTACCTTTAAAAAGGTAATACTCCACCTGACTTATCTGACCTCGGATGTTCTTGTTTGAAATTAAGGTGTCTTAACTTGTCAATATAGCTTAACAAGAAGGCCAAAGAGGTGGTAAATAACATTCGGGCCGGTATGACATACTCTAGTACCCAAACTCTCACCTTGAGGCTCTCCGGCACGCTAGCGGCTTGATTAAGTAACTGGCTAGCAATATCTGAAACAATAAAGAATATTACTAATCTAACAATGGACTTGAATGAATGCCATTGAGGATCAGTAAACAAGTACCTAAACCACAAACTAAATTCTCTTATTTTTTCTTTCATAATTTTAACAATGTTCCGGATGAGCTTTTTTGGTAACTAGTACTCCAAGCCACATCCCTAATAAATAAAATAAGGTAACTAATAAAACAGTTGATATACCCGCAAATGGATTGTGAATTCTCTCCACCCCATCAATTAGTGATGGATAGATTCTTTCAGTTGTAACTGCGACAATCATAAAGACATAAGCCAGCATGGAAAGCATGAACTTTTTAATCTCCTGTACGCAACCATCATAGACAACTGAACCAACAAAAATACCGATAATTACCGTTACTGCCATTGATGGCCAAAAGAACGGATCGGCAATAACATAGAGTAAAGAATTTACAAAGGTTGAAATCATTTTGTCCTCCGGTTTTCTCTTCTCTTAAAATTTTTAATCTCTAATTTTAATTCTTTAATTTCTTCAGTTTCTCTTTTTGTTTCTTCTACCAATGCCGCAATTACCGTCTGTAACCCTGATAGTATCTTCTCAAATCTAAGTAAAAGGTAAGAGGATAGGGCGATAGGAAAGCCAAAGTTGGTGATTATATTAAAAAATTCTTCCAATATGTCCTCCTATAATGTACTAAGACGGGATATTTGTAATAAGCGGTCCTTTAACTGTTGGCACTCCGTCTCTTTTCCTGCCAATAACTCTTTAAGTTTGATTAATTCTTGATTGTCGGGCTGAATTTCTGGTTTTGGAGCTACCCAAGCTATCCCTAAATAAGAGACAACACCTCTGGCTACCCCTTTTGCTAAGTTATATAGGCCCTGTTCTGATGATAATATGGCTCTGTCCTCATCTGTATTGATAAAACCAAGCTCCATTAAGCACGCTAGCGGTTTAGTATCATGCACGAATCCTAATCTGCCCCAAACATTGGCATATCTTTCATCTTTAACTCCTCTCTTCTTACTCATCCCTGATTCTGCGGCAAGGGCATCTAACAGGAATGAAGCAAAACTTTTACTCTCTTCACTCTCTCTATAATACCAGCCTTCTAAACCGTATCCGCTGTTTGGCTTGGCACTAGAATTGATGTGTATTTCGGTACAAATATCAATTTGGGCTGACCTATCATTTATCCATTTAATCGTTTCTACTAGATTTAAAGATGATGGTGGATTCAGTACTCCCACTCCATGAGCTTTGATAATTGGTGTAGCTAGAGCCACAATCTTTTCTACCAAATCTCTCTCTACTAAACCGTTATAAACTACTCCCGGATCTTTGTCGCTATGGCCGGCTGATAATGCAATAACTTTCATATTATAATTATAAACTATTAATTGTATCTCGTCTTTATCCCCAATTCTTTTCTAAGCTCTGGTGATAAATTTCTAGCTACATTATCTACATAAGTTTGACCTCTTGGACCTAAGCCTGATGGTGTATCTCCTTTCGTTTCTGCTCCTGTTGGACCTACATTATGAGCTGCAATGGCTCGGTTTATATCTCCATCAAATTTCTTCAAGTTTCTCTTCAATTCTTCTACTAACCAATTAATAGCAAACTCCGTATCATCAGCTTGCTCGTCTGAAACTTCAGGATGAGATTTGCTATTGATTTGAGCTATACCCCTATCTACTCCATTCTCTCCACCGTCATTTCTAGCATCTGGTTTGTATCCACTCTCCTGCCAAAGCATAGCGGCTACCACTTGTGGTTTAGCAACACCGTCTTTAGTATTTTCTTTGATTACCTTATCGGTTGATTCATCTGGCTTTCTTTGGATCAAACCTTTGTAGGTAACATCATCATCTACTGCTTCACCTACTCCCTCTCTGGCTGTACCAGTCGGTATAATTTCTTCTTCTGGTTTTACTTCAGTTTGTTTTAATGATTCTCTAACTTCTTCTTCCTTTCCTAGATCAAATCCCAAGATTCTTTTCTCTACTTTGTTTCCCATGTTTCTGTAATACCAATCAGTATCACTCTCTCTTAATGCTAACATAGCGTTGTAGTACTCCCTCTTCTGATCACTATTTAATCTTTCTGCTGTTATCCCTTCAATCGGATTTTTAAGATATTCTCTCTTCTGATCTCCGGGCAAAATAGCGTTTACTTTACCTAAAAACTTTTCAAATTTAGTTCTAATATCTTTGGACCAAGTTAATTTCTTTTGTGTTCCCTCTAATCCTTCAGCGGCATAGGCTTCTTTGACTAGCTTAAAACTAAATGGTTTCTTCTCTTCTACTGGTAAAGCTGATTCAGTTTTCTTTAATTCTCTTAAATTTTTTCTCCTTCTTTTCTCCGCATCACTTGTCCACGAATGAAATCCTTTTGGTTTTTCTCCGGTTTCAATCATGTTCATAATCTTTAAGGCTTCGTTTCTCATCTCTAAAGCCTTTTCTGGATCTGTCTCTATATCAATCTTTCGGTAATCTCTCATTATTTCTTCAAAGTCGTTGGTAAGCATGTACATTCGGTAAAGCTCATCCGGATCTTCTACTTCTTTTATACCCTTCTGATAAGCATTGTAATCTTGCTCG